CCGTGTAATCGGTGACGAGAACATTTCCCATTGGATTATCAATAGATGGCATGTGGCATCCAGTATCTCCAGAAACTGGAGTACCATATGTTTCTCTAACCATATTTGTCTTGTACATAACATAAAGAACACCCAAAACCGTACCACCTAAAATAAAGATCCGTGGATCACGGCGTGTGAGGTAAATAATACAAGTCGCGTAAATAATAAAACGGGAAGCAGCATTAATTCGGTCTTCTGATGTTTGATTTTTATTGGGCCAGACTTGTGTAATCTTATTTTCCTTGATGAGTTGCTTTGGATCGTCGAACCAAGCCTTCATTTAGTATATCATGAGGTTTATTTTTTGGGAAGTCCACCAAGCATACTGCCCATCATCTTCATGAGCGCAGCCTGGTCGAGTTCACCACCTTCCGTCTCCATCTTTTCAGCGCAGTCCTTGGCGATACCCTCGATGAGGTTCAATGTATCCGCTGGAATCGACGTAATAGTCGTACCGAGCATGTACAGAGTTTGAAGATATTGCCACGTAGCATCTTTCGTGCCTGTACTCATACGAGTCCAGTAACTCTTAATGTTCAATTCCTTCAAGAAATCAATCGTGTCAATCTCGTTCAAAAGGAAGGTTTCATCCTTCGCCGAGATTCTATCGGCGTACGGACTCACACCTTTCATGAAACCGTCAACCACCAAACGGGGACTCGTGGTTCGCAAGACTTCGAATGAAGTCATCATTTTCTTAACGTCTTTTTCCTCTGGAAAAGTCTTGTGCAATTCCACAAGAAATTGACCGAGCATGTCGTTGAAGGCATTCACGGAAGTCATTTTCTTATAATATGAAGTAAATCTTTAAGTTTAAAAAGGGTCTGTAGATATAGTCTCTTTTTGACCAAGGCCGTTAGACACGATGAAATAAACGAGGATGGCATTGAGCAACGCTGGTTTTGTGTATTTATTTAGTTCTAATTTTCCTTCATTATTGAGATACGCCTTGAAGTGAATGTAACCAGCAGTTATACCGGCGGCGATCATCGCTGCGCTGATGGGGTCTCGGAGATATTCGGAGAGATCTTCCATTTAATTATACGCAACTTTTTTTGTACGGCTTTCTGGTGCATCACCGAAGAAGACGTTATCATCTTCCTCTGGTTGTTGTGGTTGGTGTTCCACTGGTTGCATCTCCGGTTCACATTCTGGTTCAAGGGCCTGGACACCGGGGACGGTCTTAAATTCATTTTCGAGACCGGTTGGTTGCAACTGTTCCACCTCACCACCAATTTCGGGCATTGGTTCCATTTCTTGTTCTTCTTCTGGGAATGGTTCTGGTTCGGCATCTTGTCCCTCGAAAACGTCGGGGTCTTCGCTATCCTGAATTTCTCCATCCAAGTCAATGTCTCGGGTCTCTTGGGACATGTATGTTTGAAGAATTTGTTGAACTGGGATAAGCTCTTTAACACTAGCTTCGATACACGCACAAAAACGCTCAGTTAACTTCTCATCGCGCACATATTCACTTTGTTCGTCGTGGAACACGTAGGGGTCTTTGTAGAGATCTTTCGCAGCATTGTTGTAACACGTTTGAATGAAAACTTCATTTGTTGGAAGTTTGAGACTAATCTTCTTATTGTCCGCCTTGAGACGAACAGCTGAAAGAATCTTAGTACACGCAACAAAAACAGCCGCCAACAAGTCGTTAAACCACGCACAGCGGTTCGCGATGTTATCGGTGTGCTGCTTCGACATGGCGTTCGACCAGTTTGGAACTTCCTTGAGAAGTTTTTGGAACATGACGAGAGTCTTTCGCCCCTTTGAAAGTTTTGTCGCTTCATCATACATATCTTGGAAAACTTCAATCATAGCTGGAGACATAATAAGGCAAAGTTGACCCAAATATTCGCGCTTGGCTTCAACCAGTACATTTAAATTATCCATTTATGATTAAGAGGTTTTTTAATTACACCCTTTACTACGCACCTCTCCTGTACTTATTTGCAATCTTTTTAAGGTTCATTAAATCAGGGAACTGTGTTTCGTCTGTATGTTCAGTATTTCTCGAATCTTTCTTTTTATCTACAATCCAATTCACATATATTTCGTATTCACCGACGACGTTTACATTGAAACCACCATGTTTGAATTGACGTGCCACGTAATGGGCGGCCGCTGATCGATCAAATACCGGGTATCCAACTAAGAACGTCGGAATTGTAAGAAATATCTGCTTATTACCAAACTCAACCGCCTTTTTAATCTTTCGAGAAAACTGTTCATATATCTTTTTGTATATTTCCTTTTTGATCTGTTTTCTTTTTTCATCAATTTTCGTCACATCATTGATACTGATCATTACAATTACCGCAATTTATTTTTAGCCGATTCAAACTCACTCAAAGTTGGTTCTGACTTTTCTTTTACTAACTTGTAATCCAAGAACTCTTTACCAGACGAACCCTCTGTGTATGGCGCGATATTGGTTGGTGTTTGAACACCAAGTGGTTGTGAGCGGAGAGAGACAAGTTTGACATCTTCACCTTGAACTTCAAACGAAGCTGTCACAGAGAAACCGAATGCAAACCCGTTATTCTTGACAACCATAAACGCACACTGATACAAATTGTTTGAACTACTATCATATTTCTTCACTGAAGTGGTTTCGATAACATACGTGCAAAGCCCCGTGCGCTTTGAAATTTCTTTGTTTGTCATCATGATAAACTTTTCCATGAGATCGTTGCTGACCTTAGCCTCGGCCTGAGTGTAAGCACTGAGGTCCGGGTTGGCATCATCAAATCTAATAGATCCGGTTGGTTTTGTGTAGCCTGAAAGACCAAAGCTCTCTGTGAACGATTCTCGTTGAGTCAACAGGACAATAATCACAAGAAGTGCGATTATCAAAAGGACATTCATCTTTACTAGTATGCGTTAATTTTTTTTTAGAAAATCCCATATACATATTAGATGTCACTCCTGGTCTACAGCCCGAGGTGCAAACATTCAATGGAGATCGTAGAGTATGTGAACAGACACACTCAACTGAAACAAATTGTACACTATCACAATGTCAATACTCAAGGTGTCCCACCCGCATACCACAATAAAATCACCAGAGTACCCACCATGTTAACGAAAAATGGAAAGATTTTGGTGGGGAACGAAATAAAAAATTGGCTGGAATCACTTTTACCAGCCAAAGATGTAGAACATTGTGGCTTGGGTGGGGCCTGTACTATGACTACCCTTGATAGTAATGATAACGACACTGATATATTTTCACTTGATAACTACGGTCAGTCACTACAGCCAGCCATGACACGAGATCTTGAAGACAAGATTAATAGAGATGTCGCGAAAGGCGTTGTTTATTCGGAACAGATTTAAAGATCTAACGCACAATATTGTATAGATATGAAATTAGTGACTATACAAGCTTCGGCCGTAAAGTCCATCTTTGAAGTACTCAAGGACATTCTAAATGATGTTAACATTTACTTTCAACCGGATGGAATGTATATCGTAACCCTCGACACAGCTAGGACATCCCTAGTTGATATGTATTTGGCAGCAGACAATTTTGAGGAATATTCTTGTGAACAAGAGATTATCGCTGGAATTAATATTTCAAATACTTTCAAACTTTTAAAAACAATTACAAATAATGATGTCTTGAAAATTGAAATCAATTCAAAAGAACATATGGATATTGAAATTATAAGTGATTCTAAAAAGACGAACACACATTTTCAACTTAAACTTCTCGACATTAATGAATCGCGCATTGAAGTTCCAAATGTTACGATGACAAGTAATACAATATTACCATCGGCGGATTTCCAGAGACTCTGCCGGGACATGTCAAATATTGGAACGGATATTGAAATCACGAGAAGTGGATTTGATTTCAGACTAAAATGTAACGGTGATTTTGCCTCACAGGAGACATGTATTAAATGTCCCGAAGAAAGTTCTGAAATTGGTGGACTCTATTCTTTGAGGTACCTGAATATATTTACAAAGGCGACGAGTATGTGTGCGTCTGTGCAAATCATGCAGGAAGAGGGTAATAGATTCCTAATCTTGAAGTATAACGTCGCCAATCTAGGTGATCTCAAGTTCTACCTCGCAACTAAGGTATCCGAAGATCAGTTGTAAGGTCTTCACGTGTAAGTAAAATCTTTTTCATACCTATTGTATTTAAAAGTAACACTTTGGGGTACTTCTTCTGAAGCATCTTCGTTGTGTAATATAGAAAATCTTGTAATGGTACAGATTCCCCGTGGAAATCATTTCTCGGTCCAGTATATCTTTTGACCTTTTCAGTAATGTTTACCTGTGGTTTATCATCATGATCCACGATCCAAGCACTACTAATTGGGATTGAAAACTTCATACCTTCCTCGACAACTTGCCCTGGTTTGAAGTTTATATTCGTTGATACCGCCTTATATATTTTACCACCATACCAATACTTGACTCTTAGTATCAGTTTCTTGACATTTTGTGGAACAATTGTATTTCTGAAGTTCTTACCACTCACGAGTACATAGAATTCATCGAGTACACCATCCCAATCCTTACTTTCATTTTTCCAGAATTCATCTTCGATTTGATACTTTATTCTATAGTCTATTTTATACTCAAGTTCCTCTGAAATAATGTGATAGTCTGGATATGTAGTCAATTTTTTGTACCAAAATATAACAGTACTTAAAAGTTTGATCAACATTCTTAATTATAATGGAGGGAAACTTTTTAAGTAGGTATAACAATAAGATTGAAAATTGGAACAATCTTATTGAAACCGATCCTTCAAATAAAAGCAGGTACGAAGATGAGATGTCTGAGTATATAATCAAGTGCATGCCATATATGAATCAATATGTAGAAGAGAATGGTATCGAAACAAATACTGATAATGTATTCAACGTGAAAGAGACAGTGGGTCTAAAACGTAAAGACATATTCATCGATTATCTCGCTGAAGTAGAAAATCAAAATGTAGCCAGATCGAAAGATCGTATAATAGAACAATGTACGACCTGTTCATCGAGTAACATAGTACATTTTCAGGATACAAGTGAACTTGTATGTGATTCATGTGGTCTAGTCATAGCGTGTCTGATTAGCGAAGAGTTGACATATAGAGAAGAACAAGAAACATCGGAGAAAGTTGTTAATTATAGTTACAAAAGGGAGAACCACTTCAATGAATGGTTGAGTCAGTTTCAAGCACAGGAAATGACAACGATACCCGATGAGGTGATGGAACAATTGAGATCTGAACTCAAAAAGATTAAGATCAAGAAATTGGATGAAATTACACACGCTAAAATTAGAGGATTGCTCAAAAAGTTGAGATTAAACAAGTACTATGAACATGTTCCATATATAACAAATATTCTGAATGGCATCAGAGCGCCTAACATGCCACAAGAACTGGAAGAACAATTGCGAATTATGTTTAAGGATATTCAAAAACCATTTGATGACAACTGCCCTTCCGAAAGGAAAAACTTTCTTAGTTATTCATACGTCCTCTATAAATTTTGTGAACTCTTGGGAGCAGATGAATATCTTCAGTACTTTCCATTACTCAAATCTAAAGAAAAACTTTATCAACAAGATGTGATATGGAAAAAGATTTGTTGCGATTTGCAGTGGGAATTCATCCCCACGATATAGTAATGATCAAGGAACCCTGTCCTAATTTTGATGTCTGTCATAAACAGATGTACACAGGATTGAAGGTATGTAGTCTCTGTTTCTGGAAATTCGAGAATCAAATTCTTGATTTTAAGGATGACGTAGACTGTCTACTTTGTCTTAACATCAAGAAATGTGTAAAGTTTAGGAAATGTCCTCACTACGCATGTCTAACATGCTTCCCAAAGTACCATAAATGTCCAACATGTTTCATACTTAAAGAAGCTGACACACAAGTGAATAATGGATGAACATCAAAAGTTCTGTATAGAGGAAGCCCGGTATCATCTAAATAGAGCCAACGAACTTCTCACAGATGGTCTTCAAGATCCAAAAAAATACCACGATGAAGCTCGAGAATTTTATGGAATATTGACTAAGATGTTTCCTCTAATGATCCTAATGCAACAATGTGGCGGACCTCAACCTCTCGGTTCGGAAACGGGGGATAATTTATCAGATACGCTCTCTTCAACCCAGTCAGATGAAGATAGTTTTGTGCCTGTAAGTCCGCCGCATCGTTCAGAGTCTTAATCGCTTTGAACTCCAAGATTGTCTCATTGTTAATAATAATGTCGGCTCTCAAGTTACCAATCACATGACCCTCAAATGGGATTGGAACGATGCGCTCACTCTCATATTGAACACCATATTTTCGTAGAAGTACCTCCATAGCATTGTGGTATACTCTCTCACTGTAACCAGCACCCAGTTGAGAATATATTTGTTTGGCGAGGGCTTCTACATCAACCATATTAAAAAATATGTCGCTTTCTTTTAATATGATGTGGTGGCTATTCAAACGTATCAAACTATCAACGTCAAGGTCTATGAGCTATCTGTGGGGAGAATAATGTTCATTTACACTATATGTCTACTTACTCCCAGCCCGTGTGTGAATTTGTCTACCGCGTCTCCTCACTAGAAAAAGTTGTCGATGGTGATACCATTGATGTGACCATTGACCTTGGTTTTGATGTGTGTACTCGTCAAAGGGTACGCCTCCTTGGCATCGATACCCCAGAGTCTCGTACATCAGATAGAGAAGAGAAGAAGTATGGACTCCTTTCCAAGAAGAAGTTGAAGGAATGGTGTCTCAAGGCGATCGCATCCGAGAAGGATGATATTGAGATTGAACTCAGATGTCCCGAGAAGGACTCTCGTGGTAAGTTTGGGCGCATCCTCGCAGAGGTGTGGGTCTCCGAGGATGGTCAATGGACGAATGTTAACAAGTGGATGTGTGATGAAGGCTACGCCGTCCCATACGTGGGTCAAAATAAGAAAGATGTGGAAGCTCTCCACATGATTAACCGTGAAAGAGTTGCTCACGAATTATAAGGATACTTATGTACCCATAAATTACAAACCCACTTTTCCCCAGACTTTACAGGTTTCCCACCATGTAAAGCCTTGGATGTCATGAGTTCATAATTGTCGAGGGTGTGAAAAAGGAGAGCATCACCCGCTTTCAGCTTGTACTTCTTCTTTAGATTGGGGAACTCCGTTTCACCCTCTTCATAGTCGTCATTGAGAGCCAATATCACCGTGTACATTCTCTTATTACCTTTGGTGTCACTGAATGTATCTTGGTGGGGTCTATAATGACCACCCGGTTTGTAACGAAGAACTTGGAGATGTTCGCAGTTCATAATGGGTCTATCTGTGAGGGACGCACATCTACGAGCGACACGCATCACCACTGGATCCGTAAAATCAAGCCACGCAGTTTCACTGTCTCGCACCTTTTTATCAACTACCCGATTTTCGGCGATAGTAGAGACATCTAACTTTGTTTTAGCCTTTTCCATGATATGTTTCCTTTCATCTTCTGTCAGAAAGTTTGGAATGACACGAGGCTCTCGGTATATTGGTAATAGGTAAAGTACCAATAGTATGAGAGCCAATACAAGTAGTATCATCTTACTTTTAGAAAAGATTAATATTGTAGGGAACCAGACAATTGTATCTTGTCCGAATGGTCTTCATGACATCATTCGCATAATCTACAAGTTTTAATCCTATATCTATGATTTCATCAACTCTATCGGGTTCAAGTACATACTGTCTTAGGAGATCCCCTCCTGTATCTATGACCATTCTAAATATATTGTTAATGTCCCTGTATTTCTCCCGTTGTTTGTCTCGTCTTTGGAGTTCCTTCTTAAACTTATCTTCTTCTAGTTCATTCAACATGTAGGCAACACGAAGATATTGATTATCCCCATCGTACATATCACCGTATCTGTATATGAGATCTCTGTCAAGTTGGTAAAGTACCATCGCAAAACGCATGACGTCATCGGGTGCGTTTATTTGTCGCAGCTCTCTAAAAGATGGTACACCACCGCATGGTATGTCTGCGTGTTCTCTTGATGAGATCCGACCCCTCTTAAACTCCATATAATGGGGGTTGTGAATGCGACCCGTCTCAATCTGACCAGTGCGCCAATCAAAGGCTGTGTGGCAATCTGGACACCACATCTGAGAACACCCACTTAGTTTCTGTATGACTGTTCCACATTTGGGACATGGCTTCGTATCCTTCTTTAGAAGTTCCATAGTCTTTACCGCATCTGGGTCACACACATGATCATCCTCAATCTTTTCATTACAATGCTCACAGAAGTGTCCATCACAAAGACCACAAAACCAATTCTCATTCATGAAACCTTTACATTCCCCCGTTGGACATTTACGAACAAACTTTTTGGGTTCTTCACCGATGACAAGTTCCCCACCGTGACGAAGGCGTTCTAGTTCCCGATAACTCTGTTCCATATCTTCACGGAGTTCAAGAATCTCATCGGGTATGGGAATATTTGTTGTGACTGGAACATAAATCCCGTGTTTCTGATGAAGTTCTATGAGACGTCTGCGTTGTTCATTTATGATGAAGTGGATTTTTCGCATGGCACGTATCCTTTCAACTTCGTGTTGTGTTTCTGGCATGCGAACCTTTTCTCTCTCAAATAGGATCGTCTCCCTATGACGACGGAGTTCAGTGTTACGAAAGTACTTTGTACAAAATGTATCTACGAACTCACGATTCCATATATTTTTACATCCCATACAGTGAGGGTCATCCACGATGGATAGGAGATACCTCTGGGAACACGCACGACAGCTCTGTAAATCACAGAAGGGGCATTCAACCTTTTTGTGATTTATTTTGTTGAACTTTTCACAACATACATCACAATTTTCCATTAAAAGAAAATCGTTTTAAGTCTTTAACTTTGACAATATTAAACCCATGACACCCACGAGTATGTAACCCAATTTACTCTTCTTTTCTGGTTCTGGTTCTGGTTCTGGTGTGGGTTCTCGTGCGGCTAGAGGCTCTACCTGTCTTCCCATTAGATAGGCATACATATCTGTTATCTACATATATTTTTCTTTGACCCAATCACGATCCTTCTTGAAAATCTTGGACAACTTGGGATCTGTACGCTTGAAGAGAATCATCAACACATTGAGACGACGGAAAAGACCGAGGGGTGGTTCACCCGCTCGGATCACCTTCCCGAGAGCGCGGTGTCTCGCGAGTGAGGATTTATCGCGCACATCACTGTAACCGTGCACACTGAGAATACCGGAGTTGCTGAGTGGAATAATAACTTTGGATTTCATCTAATATTGGGTGAGATTTTTATCGTCTTCTCCTTTGTTGTCTAGATACTTGCACACGGGTGCGGTTCTTCGCCTTCATCTTTTTAGTGCGTGGTGCAATGCGACCTTGTTGTGGCACAGGACCACTTGTTGGGCGCACCCGCTTTGATGCGTCCCTCCGTTGTGCA